TAGAAGACTAAAGTCTCTACTGGAAATGTAGCCCCATTTCCCATGGGTAATACGAATGCAGTGTAATACTGCTGCTCTTCACCGTCACCAGTTTTCACTGTGATTTGATGAGTAAGCGTTTTCCGTAAAGCTACATACCAGTCGCGTGGAAGAATTCGATTCAAATGTTCAGAAAGAACAGAATCCGATGCGCGCGATAGATCCACCGTAGCATGTGTCAACGTCAGAGAATAACGTTTAACAAGCGTACGATGTCTCTCCTGGAGTCGACGGATGTCGAGTCCATGACGAGCGAGCCGCTCCTGTACCGCCTTTCCTATCCCAAAACTAAGGAACATGGATAAAAGGGTAAGGGGTGTAATAGCTCGCAAGATCTTCCAAGACTTTGGAACATTGATCAAGAACAGAGACTCAAAATACTTAATGGACTTTCGGTCAAGCTTTGCACTTTTTAAGATGCGCTGCATGATAGGATCACCGGGAAGGTAATCCTCAAAGAACCATTTTGTACTCTGATTAGAACCAGTGAATGCCTCTACATTAGACAGTTTATTATCTATGTATGCAAGGCTGAAAGGACATCCAATGGAACTATTCCGGCCGAACTGCGCTGACGACTTAATCTCTTCATCTGGGAATTTACCCAGGATACTACGAGCAATTTTCCGAGCTTCTTGGAAAACCCTATAACTTTTCTCTGTTATAGGCCGAGAAGTCGCGAAAGAACGCTGGGCATCAAGGTATGAGGCCATAGTTCGTTCTTCCAGCTCCGTATCAGTGTAGAGATCGTCAGCAAACCGATACTTTTTCAAGAGTGACGACAGTTGATAATACGCCTTAAATCTAAATGGCGGTATAATCCCGAATTCAGGGAACTCGTATTGTCGAAAACTCTTTGTGGTGCAAAAGCTTTGTTCCGCTTTCTGGGCAAAGCCCTCACCAAGTATCGTACGGAAATCTCTCAGCGTGTGTCGCCAAAGGTTTTGAGCGAGCACATCAGTGTCGTAAGGTCGCGACACCTTCTTTTGTTTTACTTTTGTCATGAAGTTTCCAATGATAAAGTTGTAACACGAAAGTTAACTCATTTTACTGAGTCGACTAGGAGCGTAAGGATCCAGCGGCGAAGAAATTAGCAAATTCATCAGAAGCAAGAATTTGCGAACTAAGCAACTTAAGATCTACAGCTTCGAGAACGGTGGATTCAGGATGAATCTCCAATTCTACTCTAGCAAGGTTAAAGACAGTCTTTCCATTAGCAAGAAGCTTAGGAATGACTACTGAAACAGTGCGCTTAGACT